CTCCAACGTATTATGAAAGAGGGCTATCCGAAAAAAGATGCTAGTCCAGATAATGTATATTCAGATTCAACATCAGTCTTAGGATTAGTAACCTTAAACTTATGTTCTAATTTAGGTGCAGTTTGAAAAAATTCTTGAAGTTTTTCCATTTGTGTATTAGTCAAACTTTCCACGAATTGCTTAAATTCTTTAGGAGTAGTAGTAGATTCATCATATACCTCTTCTCCTTGAAATATCTGATCAATACTTTCTGCAATAATGTCTAATACAGTATCTTCAGTCACTTCTTTATTTGCAAATTGAGCATCCACAAATCTATTAAATGATGGATACTTCATTATAACACCAGTATTATCAGTTAACATAATTTTGTTACTATGCCCTTTTGGAAAATCAACTTTAACATCTGTGAGATTTAAATTATATCTAACATTTGTTTCTCCATCATCTTGACAAGTAACATTAATTTCAACTACTTCTCCAACTGATACAGCACGAATATTTAAGAAAATGTACTCTAAATCAAAAGTTGCTAAATTTTCAAGTTTTATTCTTGATGATATGCAACCTTTTAATAAAGTTTGTACAGCATTTCTAATATTTTCTTCATCATTACTTTCTAGTGCCATTAGTAGGATTTTCTCTTCTTTTACTAGAAATGGACGAAATTTTATCTTTTTCTTTGTTGATGGAACTTCCAACTCATAAGTTGGTAAATCCATGGTTGGCAATGCCATAATATCTACTCCAAGGTCATATTTATATTTAGCGAACTTTTCAGACAAAAAAATAGCGGGAAATTTTTTCCCGCTTTTATGGAATTGAAAAGTCTATTTTGCTACGCAACACGAATATCGTTTTGAATATCATTGAAGGGACCCGATGGTTTAAATTTATAAGGAAGACTGGTTGGATCATGATAAACAACACGATGCTTACTATAATAAAACTGTGATGTTACTTTTGTTATAGATGCACTTCCAAACTGTAAAGGGACAGCATCAATAGCAAATGGCCATGCCCTCTCCATGACATAGGTCACTGATGTTCTTACTCCGTTATTATTAAATTTAGGACCTAATTCTGTCTTAGTTACATATATGGTTCCACAATAATCATCTGGATAATTTAACTGAACCGTTCTGTTTCTTGCTCTTTTAGGTACTCTTGCATCATATTGTGTAGAACCAGGACTTTTGTCCATGGCACTTAATTCTTCATTAATACCACTAGTATTTTCACCATATTCTGGAAATATCATTCCATACCAACGATTTAAAAAAAGTAAAGGTGTCATCCTAGCATCACATTGAAATCCCAACTGCATTTCTGTAAATATTCTTGTATGTGGGTAGTTTACTTGACCCTCACCCATATACCTACCCTTTATTGTTCCAGTTGCTGCTTGTGTATTTGGTAACTGTGCTTCATCACAATAAAAAGAAAATACACCACCATCCTTTAATTTTGGTACTTGCATTTTTACTATAAAGTGATTTGCCATTGACATTCCGCCATTGGCATTCATTGTTGTTAAAAATTGATCTATTGTTGACACGCTAAATACCTATGTTGGTACAATTATATTTATGGCATATTCTGGGATTTATAAACCAATCAATCCTAAGAAGTATCGTGGCAACCCTACTAGAGTAATTTATAGGTCACTTTGGGAACGCAAATTCATGGTGTTCTGTGACAATAATCCCTCTATATTAGAGTGGGGTAGTGAAGAAATTATCATACCATACAGAGCACCTGATGGTAAGGTGAGACGTTATTTTCCTGATTTCTACATTAAAGTTCTTGAAAAGAATAAGAAAATAACTAAGTATATAATAGAGGTTAAACCTAAAAAACAAACACAACCACCGAATGAGAAAAATAAAAAGACTGCCTCATATCGTAATGCTGCATTAACTTACGCCAAGAACCAAACTAAATGGTCTGCTGCTAAGGAGTATTGTGAAGATAGGCAAATGAATTTCTTAATACTAACCGAGGATCATTTAGGAGTATGAAACAATGGCAACAGGATTCGCTGCTATCCAGCGTAACACAATTACTTCCACGACTGGATACAAAACGCTGTTTGAAAAGATAACAGCAAAAACACAAGGACAAAAGAAAACATTTTCATGGTATCGTGCTGCTGTAAAATCAGAAGCAAGTAGTTACACTAAGAATTTTGGCAAGTATATATTAAATGAAAAGAGTGATAATGTAGGTGCAGTAGAAGACCAAGATGCAAACGAACTTCGTAGATACCCTGTGCAAGGACACTTATATATGTTTGAGTACAAAGCAAAGATGAAGCACCTAAAGTATTATGATAAGTTTCCATTAGTATATGTTTTAAAAGCAAGTAGTAGAAGTGAATTTTGGGGATGCAACTTACATTACATGACACCAAAGAAAAGAATTATAGCAACTAGAAATTTAATGAACGGAAGAATTGACATACCTAAGGCTTGCTTCCATAAATACCTTCAGTCTAATGTTGAAGGTTTAATGATTGATCTTGCTGCTACTGAATGGGATACCGCTGTTCTTCTTCCTACAGAAGACTTTGTTAAACCTATGGGTACTTCATCAATTCCTATTCCAAAGGAAGATGTTTGGCAAGATACTAAAGATACTTTCTATGATAAAATCCGAGGACAAAGACTTGTCAAAGGATATGGTACTACAGAATCAAGGGAGATGGCAATCTAATGGGAATGGGTTATAATATTATAGATGGTACTATAGACGGTGAAGAACTGCCTAGGATCAGACTAGAAAAGGTAGCTACTACTTATCTTGAAGATGAAGTTATGCTCATGGAGGGTTCTCCTGATGGTAAAGGTGAATACGATGGTCAGATAGCATTTCGACGACCATTTGGAGTAGGAATTCCAGAATTATGGAGTTGGGATGCTAATGCAGATACATGGGTTTATACTGGTGACTCTGGTATTGATGGAGTTGAGCAATATAGAAAAAATATAGCATATAGAACAAAAAATAAAGAAGGGTGGAACATTGCATACAAAACTACAATTGCAGAAAGAGGACAAAATTCTCTTAGATACCCAAATGATGTTAGTACTGGTAGTAATTCAGATTTTGTTTTATTTGATTTTTTTGATTATCAACCCCCATTTAAAGATAATCAACAATTTTCTTCTGAATTACCACCCGAATTAAAAAGTGCTAGAGTTAACGGAAATGTGAAAAAGGATCAAGATGTAAGATACTTTACAAATCAGTTACTAGCACAGTATCTTAGAACAGGTCAGTCAAAAAATCTTTACAAACGTGATGTATCAGGAACTTTTCCTCAAATTATGTTGTACATGCCAGATGATATAAGTGATACATTAAAAGCAGAATGGCAAGGAAAATCATTTGGATCAACAACTGCTGGTATACTAAGTGCTTCTGGTAGTGATGGTCTAATTGAAAAATTAAAAGCGTCAGGAAATATAGGTACTGGTGCTATAAAAAGAGCACCAATTGAAGCAGCGGCTGCGTTGGTTACAAATTTAGCAAAAGGAATTACTGGTGACACAATAAACACTGGTGATATTTTTGGTGGTATATCTGGAGCAATTAGAAATCCTAATGTAGAAGTATTATTTCAGAAAATGAATCTCAGAACATTTGATCTAAATTTCAAATTGATACCATATAATCGTGATGAAGCAGTAATAATTAAAAAAATTATCAATGTATTTAAAAAAAGTATGCTGCCAACGTATAGTTTAGGTGAAAATAAAGTTTTGGGAACAAAAGGATCAGAGAATCGTGCTGTTGAAGCATCATTCATTAAAGTTCCTAAGGTATGTAAAGTTACATACATGAGAGGAGCTGATCAACATCCAATCTTACCAACATATAAAATGTGTGCGATAACAGATATGGGAATTAACTATACACCTGATGGAAACTATGCAGTTTATAACGATGGATCTCCTGTTGCATATGAATTAAAAATTAGTTTCATGGAGACAAAACTTCTATTCTCTGAAGAGATAGAAGAAGCATGGCGTGGTGGTCCTTACGGTCCTATGGCGGGGTAATTAAATGTATTTTTCAATAGTTCCAAATATAGTTTACGATGAGAAACCAATAAAGTATCCTTTTTCGGATGCTGAACGTGTGGTTGCTAAAAATTTCTTTCGTAGATATAAATTAAACGATGACATATTTTCATATGCAGTATTCTTTAACAAATATGCTATACAAGATGGAGAGCGTCCAGATATATTAGCACAACAAATATATGGAGACCCATTTTATGATTGGGTAATTCTTTTAACAAATAACTTAGTCAATGCACAATATGATTGGCCACTATCCAACTATGATTTAAACAAAACATTAGAAAAAGAATACGATGATCCATACAACACAATACATCACTATGAAACAATAGAAATTGCACAGTATCCTGCTGGTCTACGTGTAGACAAAGCATTTTTTGATAAACAACATAAAATAAATGATAATGGAACTGTGTCTATAGTAAATGGAAGTGCCATATGTAGTCCTATTACTGTTGCTGATCACTATACAAAAGAAAATGAAAAGAAACGAGAGATATACATTCTAAAACAAGAATACTTTACATCATTTATTAGTGACTTTAAAAGAAATAATATGTATCAAAAATCTAAGAATTATATTGATCAAAAATTAAAATCAACTGGATAATTATGATATTTTGGATAGGATTTACCATCATGTTTCTCAATGAGGGATTCGTGATGATGAGACACATCTCACCTTGG